CAAATATCAGGATATTAATAAATATCCATTAGGTTATTTTATATATTCAGCCCAGAGAAACTTACCGAAGGAATGGCTGACTTACTTCGATGGAGAATTGAATATGTTAGTTAGTGAAATGGCTAAAGACATAGAGACCCTTCAAACACGTACTCTTGCTTTAGAGTATATAATTCAAGTAATGATTAGGAATATGTCTGATATTGAAAAAGAAAAACTTATTAGTGAATTAAATAAAGTATCGCATGATAGTCCTGTAACTATCGAGGCGTTTGGTATCATTCAGTCACATTTACATAATTAGTACCATATTATAAAGGCGGTTACTGTGCCGCCTTTATGCGATCTATCATGGTTCTTGCATATTTTTCCGCTCTCCCCATAAATGAAGCAAATGTTTCATTTGGGTTATAATCCTCTGTGTACTTAAATTGTAACTTTGGTTCTTCATCTGGGGTATTATTTCCCACTATCTCCGTTACTGTAATTTCTGACGTTAATATAGGTTTTTCACTTATTTTTATAGCCCCAATGCCATATCTTTTCACATCCCCTGTAATTTCCACTCCTGAAAATTTGTTTGATAACAATGGGAACTCTACTTTGATTTTCATAACTACCTCTCATTAAAAAGCCACAGAATTTGGTGGCTGTTATTGGTTTAATTCTTTAATTGTTTTTCTTGCATATTCTTCGGATTCTTTAAAATATTCCGAAAGAGGCTTATTAGCATCAAAGCTAGTTTGATAAACCAGATATGCTTTTGGTGGTTCAAAATCAGCTTCATTTCCCATGTATACATCTACTGGAATGCTAATTTCTTTATCTTCTGGACGAATACAAATATTTCCTAATTTTAATTTCATAAATACCTCTCTTATTAAATGATTATCTATTTCCTGATACTGCTTTAATGATCTTGTACAAATCACCACCTTCTCGCCCTTCACTAATAAAAAGGCTTTTAACTTTATTCTTTAACGATTGCTCAGCAGCTCTCACATCTATATTTGGCATTGCACTTTGTTGCTGTTCGGTTTCAATCTTGACGCCGCTCATATCAATTGTCACATTCACCCCACCACCAGCAATTTGAGGATTGCGAGCGATAAATGCTGTTGGCTGTGTAACCGACATGGGCGCAGAACCACCGACATGACCACCTGAAGCATAACCTCTCTTTCCTGCATCCATTAGTCGATAGAGATTATCTACACCTAATCGTTGCGTTGCTTCCTTGGTAAAGACGAACTCGCCTTTATGTACTACACCCGCTGGATCATGTTTTCCACCACCGCCTGTATAACCACCACTTGCAAACCCAAAGAAATTACCTACCGCATTACCACCAAATGCCGCTTTCATAGCATTTAGCATAGCCATCTGCATTAACATCTTGGTGGTCATTTCTAAGAATGAGCGAGTGAAGTCAGCAAAATTAGCTTTGCCCGTCAATACAAAATCAGAGAGACTGTTACTCATGCCTTGGAATGCTGATTGACTAATTTGAGCTACGTTACCGTAAACGTTTGTTGCCTGATATTGGAATTCAGCAAAGCCTTTCTTGACGCCTAACTCCCAGTTAGCACGAATAGAGTCTTCCTTAGCATAATACTCCTCTAAGGCTTTTCTCTCGTCTGGTGATTTAGCTTTCTCTAGTGCGATGTCTCGTTGATACATGCGGCCAGACTTACCAGCTCCCAACTCTAAGGCGCGACTTCTGGCATTAATTTCTTCAACGCGTTTAAGTTGCTTATCTAACTCACGATTATGTAACTCCTGAAGCTTAACCTCATCACCAGCTATGGCCAATGCTTCTTGAGAAGCAAGAATGTAGTCCTTTTTAGCAAGCAACGCCTTTTCGTCCTTGGTTAACTGTCTTGTTTTCTGAGCCTCCTCAAGGATTGATATTTTCGCTTCCATATCCCAAAGTTTTTTACGCTCAGAGCTAATCACATCACTGACTGTTTTATGCTCTTTTAGCACCTTTAATTGTGCTTGTAGGGATAATAGGGCTTGATTTGCTGATTCATCTACTCTAGTACCATAATCTGGTCGGTAGGTTGGGGTTTTACCTTTACCTTTGGCTTTTTCTTTCTCGTAACGCTCTTTCTCTCGGCGGATGGCTTCATCTTTTGCAGCTTGAGATGCATCCGCATTATTTATTATCTCCTTGAGTAGTCTTTGGTGCTTTTCCTCTGCGGTTTCGTATTGTCGCTTTAATTCTTGATCGGCTCTAAACTGCGCTTTTTTACGCTCTTCCTCATCTCTTGCGGCTTTTTCTCTTGCGTTTTTAATGTCACGTTGAAATTTTTCTTCTTTTAGTAGAGCGAGTTTACTTTTAACTTCATCTGGCATTAATCCAGTCTTGTTATAATACAGCCCCTTGGAGGCAGGGTTTATTTGAAACTCAATCAGAGCTTCTTCATACTCTTTGATTTGCTGCTCTAGAGTATTCTCTCTGCCGATGTCTAGCATTGCATCCCATGCGCTACTAGCCATGTTTTTAACCCCTTCCCACGCTCTCTCAAGGTGGCCTAGATTTTCCTTTATCTGTTTGGTTCGCTCATCCATAGCATTGGCATATGATTCCATAGCCATTTTAGCCGCTTCTTGCTCTTTTCCTTGCGTCTGAAGTGTGGTTATTTGTTCTAATTGGGTAGCAGTTAAAAAATGTAATGACTTATCTAATTCAGTGACCGCTTTAACTGGATCTTCTTGCAATCTCTGAAATTGCTTTATTGTCTCATCAACCGATTGACCAACGGTCTTTTCCATAGCAGCAGCAGTTTTAGATACCATATCAACATCTCGACCCGAGAAAGAACCAGATCCAACTACTTTTGAGATAGTATCAGCCATTCCATACTGAGCGATCCCATTCCCCGACAAGCTTCTAGCCAAAGCATCTAGCTGTGCCGCTGTTCTTCCCGCATAACCACCAGTAAGAATTAGCTGCTTATTATACTCGCCAAATTCTTGCGACCCTTTATACGCGGCTAACGCCACAGCTGCCGCAGCACCAGCAAAACCAAACATAGCAACTCTTGCAGGGGTAATAAGTGATGCTAACGCTTTTAGTGAGTTACCGACACCACCAAATGAGTCCTTTATTTGCCCCCCTTGTTGTATCATCACCATCCAGACTGGCATTCCTGATGCTAATGACGTAACAATATCTGACATTTGCATGGGAAGTTGACGCATTGCTTGTTTATATTGACCAATGGTAATTGAGCCATTCATAAAGGCTTTTTCTTGCTCTTTTAGCTTATTGATCATCGGCGCAGCTTGTTGCGACACACCAAGTTGAGCAGCTTTTAGCTCTAAAATCTCTGTCCTCGTTTTGCCTATAATTTCAGTTTGATTTTTCAGTGAATTTAAAAAATCATCAGCAGCTTGCTTGGCTCTATTTGTTGCCGCCTCTTGAGCTAATAGCGCCCGCCCTTCAGCCGTAAGAGACATATTAACTCGTGTTAATTTATCTCTAGTCTGCTCAAGTATGGCGTTATAGTCTGCAAACTGATCCTTTGGTAATATCCCTTTTTTATTTGCCTCTATTAATTTTTGAGTGGCTTTATCAAGCGCATCAAATGCTTTATTGGTTGGATTTATTGAATTTAATAAATCATCAAGTTCTTTCTTTTGCCTCTTTATCGCGTCGGCTGCTCTCTTTTGATGATCAACCCCTCTATTAAACTGGTCATTTAAATTTCGCGAAGAACCGCTTACCTTCTCTGCTGTATCGCCGAACTCCTTTAACTTTTGTGTGCCACGCTCCAGATCTGACGTATCAGCCTTTAATGATATTGTTGCTATATCTGCCATTTAATTTCCTCCAGATATAAAAAAACCACCCGAAGGTGGTTGTATTTTAGAATATGGTATTATAGAGAGTTTGCCAAAGCGTCTGATTTTTCCTTAATAATTATTTCATTCTGTTTTTTTTCTTCTTGTTTTATTTTTTCAATAAATTCAGATTTGTAAAACAAAGATATAATAACTGACCTATTATCGCCAGTGGCATTCAACATAATCATAACACTACTGGAGTCATTACCTTGAAACAAAGATACATATTTACCACAACCCTCATTATTTAGGCATTCTGGTAGAGTAAGCATTCCTCTTGTTCTATTCTTCCATAAGTATTCTTCAGAATATTGTTCACTGTACTTTGAAGATAATGCTTGTTTTAATATGTTATATTTCTCAATAACTTTACTATCATCATCGTCATACACATAAATCAATGCATCTACATTAATTAATCCATACTTATCGTCAATACTTACACTGTACATATCCAGACCATCAATTAATGAGGAATCATTTTTGATGAGATACTCTTTCACTCTATTTTTTTCATTACCAATTAACTTTATATTTCCAGTTTTGCTGAGCACATCACTGTATGTCATCCCCCATTTTAATCCAAATGGGGCTGATATTTTTTTCTCTACTGCTAACGTTGTTGTGCTAAAAAACAAGCAGCTAACCAGCAAAGCAATCACCCCACTAATATTCAATAACTTCTTCATCCCGTCCTCTCAGTTCTTTATTTAGTTTTCTTAATGTTAGCTGAGTGTAGTCGCAAATTGAAGCAAACAAAAAACCTGCCGAAGCATGTTTATAGAATTATGATACCAATTCTGATGAGAACAATCTTTCTAAAAACTTTTTATTTATTAAATATTCTATATTTTCATTTAGATATAAAAATGAATACTTTATGTCTTCTTTATTATTAATTAGCAAAAAATTATCTAGTGACGACTGCACTGAAACGAGGTCATTACATAGATTTCTGCTTTTTTTCTTTTCAAAAATCTTGGATGAATCAATGTATTTATAGCTTTTTGATACATCAATATCAGCCTTGACATTGTTATGAACGTAATTACATGCATCAGAATATACCCTAGTAAGTGCGCTAACACCGTCTACACCTTTATATCTTTCTTTAAACTCACTGAACATCCTTGTAACACCGATCTCATCATCATTATCTTTGTTCAACAAGAATCTAATTGAATTTTCAATGCATGACCTTATATTAAAATAAAAGTATCTATCTTCATTTTTTTTTATTGCTGAAATACAACCTAAAAAATCATAGATGACGCTTAATAAGTGTCTATTACCTCTCAAAGATTTTTCGTGAATTATCTTCAAAAAAATAGACTTTTTTACCGCTGATATTAACGAGTCAACAACATATTGGTCAGGAATTACTTTTAGGTCTTCTTTGAACTTGGACACTGTTCCCAACACGTTGTAAGGGTCAATAGTAAGGAAGTTACTCACCCCTAAACCCCTTTATCCACTTTGAGATACTTTCTGTTGTAGTATTTTTACCTTTTCTCTTTTTATTTTCTTTCTTTTTCGCTTCTAAAGCGATATCGTTGATTGGCAGCTGATCTAGCTTTTCATAAATGATATTGACAACAGTATTTTTAGCTGTGAAATGATTTCCATCAGAATATTTTCTAACTATATCTTTCGCAAGCCTAGAGAACATAAGGGTTCTTGAGGATACAACGTATCTTTTATATTCTATCTTAAATGCATCTTTAATAAATTCACTCAATTCAAAATTCGACTTAAAAATTTCTTTGGAAAATATTACTAAAGATAGAAACCCGATCATAAACTCAAGCGATTCAGAATCTTTTAGTTCCATTAATTTCTTTTTAGTTATTAATTTATTCTGATTCATCATCAACCTCTTTAAGCTTAGCCTCGAGTTCCGTACATATTCTATCAATGATTTCTTTAGACTGAGAATACGCTGACGCAAAATTTAATTGCTGACCAACCTGTAAATCCCTAACCTTTGAAAAATGATTCTTGAAGAAATATAGATCCCTGATTCCTTTTTCGGTTTCTATAGCCGTCTTAATTGCTCTGGTCTTCTTGGTCAATCTTTTTGGTGCAGTATCGGTATAAATAACACCCAACGGCTTTATTGTAAGTCTTTGATCTCTAGCCAGCTTAGAAACAATTGATAGCAAATTGTTACTCCCTAATACTGAATACTGATCTATTCTCATTGGCATTATATAATGTGTAGATGCCATTATGGACGCTTCGGTATACATCGAAATGGTAGGCGGACAATCAATAAAAATATAGTCGTAGATTTCTCTTAACTTATTGTCTTCAATGAAATTTCTTATCCTAATCAATCTAATTGTATCTACCGTGTTATGCTCAAACATTATGTTTATATCACCAGGGATTATATCTAGATTTGGATATACACTGTAAATAACATCTTCTTTTTTTAATACTGCATCTTCATCATATATAGAAGCATTTACTTCAAATATTCTCTTGATTGTCTTTCTTTGTTTTACTAAAGATAAGTACTCACTTATTTTATCATGCTTACCCATAAAAGATTGTGTTGCATTAAACTGAGGATCAATATCTATTATTAATACTTTTTTATCCTTATAGTTTGCTAAATACTCACCAATACTAATACATAGAGTGGTCTTTCCCACCCCACCCTTCATATTAATAAAGCTAATTACAGGCGCATTCATGTGCAAGCTCCAAAGAAAATATCAAAATATATTACAGGCACTAAAAAATTTTACATTCCTGTTTTTTATACAGTAACAACAAAATAAAATGTGATATTAGTCACTTTTTACCCTCATTCATCTTCTTGATAGTTTCCATGAACAGTTCTTTGAACTTTTCAGGATCAAGCTGTGACAACTCGTTTAAGTTTTTAGGGGTGTTATCCTCATCCACGGCAGACTGAAGAATCATAACCATTTCAGCATTAAGAGATCGCCCATTCTTACTTGCCCTTTGCATTAACTTTTCCTTCAGAGTATCAGGCATTCTAAGGCTATAAGGCGTTATATCTCTTATTCTCGTATTTTTTTGTGACATACAACCACCAGTAAAGTCATTGTGATATCACAATATAGTCAATTATTCGTTGACTATATAGATTCACATTGATATCTTTGTGATGTCACATAGACACATAAAAGGATGAAGATATGAATACCAATAAAAAAACAGGAAAATTTCAACTCAGATTAACAGAGGTGTTAAAAAGTAAAGTGGTAGAACTCTCAGCGAAAGATGGTATTTCGCAAAACTCAATAGTTAATCAAGCGATAGCTTGGTATGTGAAAGAAAGAGAAAAACGTGTCAACTAAAACAGCGAAGCCCCAACTATTTGCGGTAGCTAGGGCTTCTAATTTGTCAGAAACTACGGAGTAACCGACATGACTAGTGTATCAACAATTAACGTACCTTTCCACGGTAACAACCTGTATGTAGTAAATTTCAACGGCGAACCATATGTACCAATGAAGCCAATAGTTGAAGGCATGGGGTTAACTTGGCAATCTCAATTTGAAAAGCTAAAACAAAGGTTTAGTAAAGGGATCACGGAAATCGTGATACCTTTAAAAGGCGGTGAGCAATCAATGCTTTGCCTAGCTCTCCGTAAACTTGCAGGCTGGCTTCACACTATCAGCCCTAACAAAGTCAAACCAGAGATCCGCGATAAAGTAATCAAGTATCAAGAAGAGTGTGACGACGTACTTTATGAATATTGGACTACTGGTGAAGTTAAGAAAAAACACAAATCAACTGTTCAAGAACGCAACCCATTAAAGAATGCTGTTAATCTACTGGTTAGTAAGAAAGGCATTATGTACCCAGAAGCCTATTCTCTTGTTCACCAGAAATTTAATGTTAGTAGCATTGAAGAGCTAACAGCAGATCAGATACCCGATGCGGTTGAGTATATTCACAAGTTCGTTCTTGAGGGTGAATACATTCCTAAACAGGAAGAAAATATACTTTTTGAGCCAAATCAAAACTCAATCACTGTAACCATACCCAAAGAGGGAAGATGGTTGGTTTCTTATAAAAATGAAAAGCAACAAGTAGTTAGCGTTGATGGTCATAACGTTGTCAGTGTTGAATACATTCAAAAATTACAACGTGACTCTAATGCGCTTATTGAGTTACTGCAAAACTTCCGTCTACGCACCCAAGTTATGCAAGGTGAGAAAAGCGGAGATATTTTAAACACTCCGTTAATTGCATAACAATAGTAGTAACGCCCAAGGACGGGCTATCAATTCTAACGATTCGTTATAATCAAACTATATCAATAAATTACACAAGATAAGTTTTACAACTTTTGTGTAAAACCCTTTAGGAGTCGCTCAATATTTGAACTACAAAACTTTTGTAGTTACCTACAATTATTTTGTAGGTCGGTCATTTCAATTTAGAACAATCAAACAATATCAATAATTTGAGATATTCAGGCAACAAAAAACCCACCGGAGTGGGTTAGTTTGAATCTGTTTCTGATTTCTTTTTTATCTCTTTTTCTTTTGCTACTTCTTGAAATACATTGTATGTGTTGACGTTAAATAACGAAAATGACTCTATTTGCTCATAAGGTAAGACATGTCTAAACTGGAATACTGATAACGGCTCTGAGCTGAAGTTTATTCCTTGTTGCGCGTAGTGATCTGTGTAGTTGTGCTCAACATGGAATGTTAATGTATCTTTCTCTCTATATCCTGACATGAACGGTATTAACACTAGCGTATTGATATCCATTCCTTCAAACCTGATGCCATCAACCATTCCAACATAAACCTTTCTAGACTTGAGAGTCACAAAAACCAGTAAGCCATCATCCATTCTTTCAAATGACTCCAGTAGCAAACTTTCAATGGCGTAAACTTTTGCTACTTCCCTAAAGTCTTCCATTCTCTTTTGTAGGGATTGATTTCTTTTTTTAACATCAGCAGTCTTTCCGATAGATATCAAAACAGTAAAAGATAACCACAAGATAGTCCAAAAACTCATACCAGAAACTCTGATATTGAAAATAGAGTCTACAAATGTGAAAGGCTCATACCAACCAAAAAGATAAGATGGCGCATTCAATATATACATAATAATATAAAGGCCAATGGCAACCACAACAGATGCCATCAGCCCTTGTATTAAAAACTCACCGCCTTTGAGCGCTACAAAAAAGTACGCGTTCCAACCAACAGAATTATTCAGTTTATATCTTGACGGCAAATGATTATCTACATAGTTATAGCCACAAACCAAGACGAGAACAATTACAGCAGCCCACACTAAGAATTACCGCCCTTTTGTTGACTGTAATTTTTCTATGTTGTCTTTAAAAGCCTTCTGGACAACTATACTGTTAGGATTTAGTGATATCGAACCATCACGACCAACAAAGAAATTATCTTTATTGTCTAAAGCCTCTTTTTCGTCTTTAGATTTCTGATCGTTACCACCAATAATTGGATTGGTTATTTTTTCAACTGAGAGAATTACACGAAGAAATTCTCGAATTAACTTTTTCATAATCCCCTCCGTTATTATTTTGTAAGTGAAATGACTATACAATGTGTATAGCTATATTTTTATGATATCAGAAAGGTATCACTTGTCCATAACTTGATCCACATTTTATTTACTAGGTCAAGCTTTAAGCCAAACTAATTACTATGTGCTGCATTCTTGCTCGCAGCCTCCCTTTATCCTCTCTTCCTACTCACCAACCGGCGTTTACCACTGATCAGCTCATTATTATGACCTTTTATGCATTACCTCTAACGCCTTAGCTTCCATAATGCGGATATCGCTAAAAACGGTCGCTCTATCTTTGATGTTGAGTAAGTCCATTATTTGGTTTAATGGGTTGTAATCCAAGCCAGTAATACCATTCATACCTACGCGCCACTGTGTATTCATGGCTGAAAATACTTGATACGAATCCCAAACATCAGGCCACACCTCAACATCATCAATGTCAGGCGGAAAGCCAAAAGCTCGCTCGAACTCAGCCGATTCTTTTGAACTCATTCCGCCATACATCGCCTCGGCGACCGTTAGGAGTTTTTTTCGCGGTTACCTAGCAGCTCGTTGTAATATGTTGATGAAATAGCACGAGAGGCTGAAGGGTAGTTATCTAACAATATGTTTAAATTTTCTTTGTTATATGGCTCTTCGATCGCCCAGTCAGCAATAATCTGCTCAAAGAACTCAGAAATCGGTTTTTCTCGCATTCCATCAAGCTCACTTACTGAGTGATGTTTAAATGTGAATGTAACTACTTCTGGCTTTTCTTTGCCGGCAACAGGAATTTTAACGTTAGCTTTGAAGGTTGGATTTGGGACGAGTGTAAATTTAGGCATTATTAGTCCTTAAAAAGCCCCTGACTCGGGGCTGTTGTGAGTATTTATTGATTAAGATGCGTTGGTATAAATCTGCATTTCAGATTTAAGTGAGAATCGCGCTGTTACGTTTTCAACTTCGTTGATAGCAGTGTTTGGCACACGCTGGAATGAAATTGAAGCTGTGTAATAGCGATCTTCTTCTGCGCGTTTATTGAAGAATCGGATTGCAGTAACTTGCTTACTGTCGTCCAATTTTGTTAGCAATTTACGGATAGGCAGCTTAGCATCGTGAGCAAAGGTATAAACCTGTACAACACCATTTTTATAGGTATCGATAGTTTCTGCCTGCTCATCTTCAAGAAATTGAACCTCTTGAGTTTGCTGTTCCCCACCTTCTGTAGAAAGTGTCATTACCTGTGGCATGACTTCCCATGACAATACTTTCTTTAATGTTCCTGTACCGCCACCAGCAGGAAACACATTTTTATCACTTGTATCGACACCTTCTAAGGTGATTTTAGATTCAGCGACACTTGCAACACGGAAAGCACCCGAAGCTTTTTTCCAGCCAGATGTAACATGAACAATATCGCCTTTAGCAATGTCACCCACATCATCAACTGTTAGTACGGCTTCTTCGGCATTAGTTGCCTCGGTAATTTTAATTTCGTCATCGTATTTACTTGCGACGTAAACACGCGACCCATTAGGAATGTTATAGGCCATTGTTAACCTCTATTTTAGGTATAAAAAAACCGCAATTAAGCGGTGTTATCGGATTGCATTACATCGATAGGATGCACGAATAGGAATGGTATAATTTGTTTCATCTGAAATTGGAGGGAACTGGCTAGGCTCTCCGTTAATGTAGATACCCTCCCCTAATGTTAATCCATTTTCTAATCTGTTTTTAACGTCATCAGCAATAGTTGATATCTTAGCGTCCCCACCCCCTACTTTCCCAACTACGTTAATTTGGATAACACCACGATAAACAGGCATATCCAGAGATAACCCGATGTTATCCGTTTCTGCTGGCATGACATGGAGTTGAAGATAGGGATCGTTAATATCATTAAAAGGAAGATTGGGCCATGCGATTTTAAGATTTAAATCCTTGCCAATGCTCGCCACCAGCTTTCGTATTTCAGTATTAATTGTCGACTGATTCATGATTTAGTTTCCGATACGGCAGAGTTGAAAAACTGACTAAATTCCTCAGCAGTCACAGCAACCATACCGTTAGGTGCTTGTTTCGAATGCCCCATTTCAAGGCGGTAAGCATAAGGCACATTGTTTGTGAAATAGATAGCTTTCATTCCTACCTTAAATTGTTCAATAACAACGTTGCCTAACGCCTTTGTCATATTGCCTGACTTATCTATGCGCCCCGTCTCGCCTTCCGCTGGGGCATCAAATGACACCTGCCAATTACCTCTAAACCGCCCCCCTGTATAACCAGGAGGAACATAAATATCCATAGAGTCATTAACACGAACACGCTTTTTTAATTGACGTCGCTTTGGTGTTAAATTATTAGGATCTTGTTTTAGATATTCATTATGTTCAAAAACTGCTTTATTGTAGTTTGAGGCAACCCTATTAACTTCCCATAATTCAGGATTTCCAACAGGTGACATATCAACAAGCTTCGCTAATATTTTAAACCCTGTATTTTTGACAACCGTTTCAATATTTGCGTTAGATTTGTCGATAAAGATATTAATCGACTTCATGAACTGATCTGACATGTCACGCCCTCAGTTGAGACTGATAGCAGATAATAATATCAGCGGGTTTAACAGGGTTCGGTTCATGAACGCGCAACCAAACGCCATCGACAAGCACCTTATCCCCTTTCTGAATATCAATATCTGGAGGAAGTATCATTTTAATATCCGTAGAGAGAATAAGCGTGCCATCGATTTCGTAAGGTTTATATTGCGTTTTTACCCCGACAACAGAAAATAACGTTTCTAGCTCAAAGTGTTCCTGCCCCTCATCATCAACCCAATGCTTACCATCACGCTTAGCCTGATAGGAAACGCCATATTTTTTCAACATCCTTAATGCTGTACTCTGCCCACGTTGATAAATGTTCATGGCTACCTCATTGCAAATGTATTAATGGCAAATCCATCCGAGACATCAATCAAGCCAGACAATAAACCTTTTAACCAAGGAAAGTTTGGTGCGCCAGTATTAGTGCCTTCGGCATATTGCACAGTAATAGCGCCCTCAATTCGCTCTGAGGTGATTTCAGCGCCTAACGTGGGCTGTAGGTCATTTTCTACTGATTCAATCGCTAAACGGCATTGAGCTTGGATTAATTGCTTTGGTATCTGATCGCTTGGGATGGCAACACCGTCGCGAGATAGCCCTGAGCGAGGGAAAGATAAAGGTTGATTTAGGTTAGTTCGTTTACCTAACCATTTTTGCGATTCAAGATAATCCATCGCCGTAATTAGTAATGCCTCTAGTCCACTATCTGCCAAAGTGATATTTCTATCCTCAGCGTATTTCTTCAAATCATCCACACTTGCGTAGCTATTAAATATTGGAGAGTTCTTATCAGGATCAATCATGCTCACCTCAAAAAAAAGAGGGGCACAAAGCCCCTTAAATTACTCGTCTGGAGAAGTTTTTTCTGTGAATGTAATTGCATCAGTATTTTGTGCAACACCATCAACAGTGGCTGTGACAATAAATTCACCCTGTGAATCAGAAGTTAATTTCACTGTCGCACCACCAGCTTTGCCCGTCTTAGATGAAGTAACGCTTAATTTGCCACCTGTTGTAGACCAATTAACGGTAGCTCCTTCGACTGGAGAGCTGCCCTTGGTGTAATTAAGAGTGATCGTTACTGTATCTGTACTGTCAGCGATAGCGGACGTTTTATCCGCTGACAGGGTTACTTTCCCTCTTCGGCAGTCAGTTTAATCATGACGCCAGCGGTTAATTTGTTGCTAGTGAAATGCTTCTTCCAGTTACCTGCGGTGCCTAACTGTGTTAAATCAGGGTTTTTTCCTTTTGATTCATCCCAGCTATAGCCCAGAACGCCAACGTTAACCACGCCTTCACCACGATAACCAACTTCCAAGTTCTCCTTGTCATTGATTTCATAAGATCGGAAAGTCGGCTCTTGGGATTCAGTGATAGTCACAGCACCCGGCACTAAACCAAAGATGGCATCTACTGGCGCTGTATCCGTTACCAGCACAGGCTTACCTAATGTGCCTGGCTGTCCACCGTAGATAACCACACCCGCTTCTTCATACACTTTGTTGTCAATGGCCTGATCAACAATATCGAAGTAGGTGGTTGAGTGCATAACAAACAGATTTACGCGGTTGAACTTATCACCATATCTGCGTAAACCTTTGGTCAGTGTTTTCTTGCCATCTGTCGCAATATCCGCAGTCACCACCATTTCTTTGTTATTGCCAATAGCGGCACCTAAAGCAGCTAAAGAGTATTTGATATAACCCTCTAGTGAAGCATCTGCCGCATCGGTACCCACTAACTCAGAGAACTCCGATACATCACGGCCACGGCGTTTAAATGCTTCTTCTGTCGTTGCATAAGGACCATATTTCCAAGGTGCTTTTACATCAACAGATTCGCCCGCGCCGATTTTTTTGTTCTCTACAGATGCTGTGGAGTTTACATCACGATGCTCAATCGAACCGCCGATCTGATAAAATGCACGCTTACGGAAGTCCCCCTCAATAAAAAGGTTATCCAGCACAATTGCGCCGTTTGATGCCTGATTAAATACTGCTAAATTATCTTGACGGCGTTCTAAAAACGCAGTTTGTGCTAAATCGTTATAAATTACTAAATCATTATTAGTCATCGTAGCCATTACTTATATTTCCTTACTCTTTTGGAAGTTTTAAATATGCGTCACGCCCGTATCGGCGAATATAATCAGCCTTGTCACTGGCGGACATTTGAGAACGTTTAAAATGTGCACCACCTTGTTTATGTTTCCCTGCATCTGTACCAGAGGCTGCGGGGAATAAGTGAGGAGCACTTTCTTTTAGGGATTCAATCCATTCAATAGGTGATAATGGCGTGCGACCATCTTTGCCCATGATTGGATTGCCATCTTCATCAACGGCTACGGCCTGACCTTCATCGTTGATCTGAAAAATGCCTTTGGCACGTAAAATTAAATCTTCTTGAGCGCTGGTTAATGCACCCGCTTTCCCTGCTGCAAAACGAATTTCATCGCCTAACACACGAGCACGGAATTTATTTGCAAACGCCTCTGCCTTTTCAGCTTTAGAGCTTGCTTCTTTTAACTTCTTGTCGAAATCACCACGCAAACGCTCAGTGCGCTTATTGAGAACCTCGTCAATCTTGCCATCAGCAATGAGCTTGGCTTCTTCGTCATTCTCAAAGCGTTTAAGCATGCCCTTCACAGTGTCTGGGTCAATGCCTTCAAAACGTTTCAGGTTATCGCCTTGCTCTTTGAGCTTGCCTAGCAACTCACTGTTTTTAGCCTTTAGCCCTGAAACCTGCTGGTCGATAATAGCTTGAATTTCTGGAGTGATTTCCGGTGTTCCACCACCTCCACCTTGCGAACCATCATCAGCCTGTGAATAATATTTGCGTTCGATATTCATAAATAACATGTGATTCCCCTTGGGATTAGATGCGCCTAGCGCGTTGTAATAACTCAGCCCTGAGCTGAGTTTAGGTAATAAAAAAGGCCACCGAGGTGACCTTGTTAAATGGTTTATTGATTAGCTATATCCAGCCTCTCTAAATGCATGCCCATCTATCTCTCTAAGTCGCTCTAGTGAAATAAACTCTCCCTTATCGGTATAAAACTCAGAAGGATGCATACCGCCCTCTTTCATTAGTCTGAATCGCGTTTCTCCGAAAACTTGACGCTGTCGCCATTCAGGTTGCCGTTGTATCCAATCAAGAAAATTGGTATCTGCTGGCACCTGCCCGTCCATTGAGGCACGAGTTCCTGCGTCCATCTCATCTAAATCGATACCTAATTCACGCCACGATTTGGTAACCAGCGTTTCTGTTGAGCGGCAATTGAAGTGGATTTTTCCGGGGCCTTGTAGATAAGGAACTTTATGACCAATAGGCTTACCTTCCAGCGTGTATCTCAACCTATCCCGAATAATGCAATCGTGAGATGTTTTATTATCGAGGGTAGATAACCATTGTTTACAATCAAGAATGTCTTTATTGGCATCAGCAAACTGATCTCGCGCTGTTGCTTGTAAATGGCTAATGGCCGTTTTAGCTATTGTCGTCGCATTAGCTCGGCTTAGTTGCAATACGCCATCCTTATAACCTTGGTTTGCATGTCCTCTGATTTTACGTCCGATTTCTACCGCACTATCACCATTTAAATAACCATTCCGAACAGCGTTATTTATGCGTGTCATGCGATCTGATTCTAATCCATCAGCCCATTCAGAAAGTAATTTCCCTTGAAATGGGCGAGACATGACTGAGGAAAATAGCATTTCCTCTGTAATGCTCATTAGTGGATATTTGCGTAGAACAACATCAGGTAGTAGAGCATCAAACAGTGATGGGTAGTAGCCAGCCTCATATAATGCATGCGCTCTCATTTCTTCTGTTAACAATGAAAAAGCACTATCAACTGCACGCTTATTAATACTTCTAACGCTGGACAGCAACGACTCCAATCGCCTTGCAGTGAAACTATTAACATCGATGGAGGTATCATCTAAAGACACTATAAGTGAAGCAGTTAATTCAGCATCAAACTCATTAAGTGCCTTTATCATGCGTCTAGCCACCCCTGTAGAATAGCGACCAGAAAACAGGGAGTGAGCAATCAATTCATCCATTAACCGCTCATTCACTGATCTCATGTCTCACCTACCATTGTCGGCTCTTGATTATTAAGCTCATCCACCACCACATCAACATCATCAGCGGGGTCGATAACATCATATTTCTGCAAACTTCTCACTAAGTCAGATTTACGCGTTGCGCCAGATTGCCATGCTGCGACGATTTCACGGATCATCGAACTATCGGCAATGTGATTAACGAGGTCTTTGTTAATCTCAAACGAAATGCCTGCAGTATCTAAACCTAAGTATTCAGCACACCATATTAGCGATTTACTGCATGCATCGGAAACATTAGAGCAACAGATGCTCAGGATAGAGGTTTGTGCGTTCTGTTCACCGACAGACTGAATAACCGTTTTAACTTTGCTATCAGCAGAAACCAATTGAGCACCGAGCGCAACCATATAATCGCGTTTACTGTCCATTGCTTCTTTTGCCAGCATGTTAGGTTGAGCCTGAGCGTAACCAAAGAAACCTTTTTCTGGCAACATAATTGGTGAGCGAGAACCAACCATAACGCCTTTCTTTTCTAGATAGTCACGCCATTCTGTTCCTAGCCCACCTAGATAAGGTTGTATTTGCCCACAGAAGAAAACAGAATCTTCATAATCAGCAGAGTTTCGATAATGCCCTAGGTTGATTTTTGCCAATCCTAGAAGTGGGGCTTCATCAATAGTGTGATCATTATTCTGTGCACCAATAAATGTAAATGGAATTTCATTCCACACACCGTTACCAGCACGCGCAGGTATATACTCAGAAGAAATTTCAAAAACGCTACTTCCACTGGGCTTGCGATAGACACGACAGACAAACTTACCTTCTTCTATCGACAATACACGGTATTGAACCTCATCCTTAAAACCAAACCCGTCCTCTTCTTCCACCGTTTCACGCAATACCACCAGCGTTAACATCGTGCGCCCATTAATACGAGCTGTACGCCAGTTAATGATGTCTTCAGCACGATATTGGAATATGTACGGGAGTTTCGAATCACTGTTGTAATCAACATACAGACCATGCCGACCGACTTCCAATACTGACTCAAGTGAAGACTGAGCCAATTGATAGATACTTGAACCCGCCCCGTCAGCATCGTCTTTTAAACACGACAGCTTTTCGACGACAGCAACTAAGGGATCTTTTTTAAATGCCATCCCTATCATGCCGTTGCGAGTATTGCCCGTTATTGGATAGAACACCGCACGGTCTTGATAATCTTTATTGCGCTTCTTTTTACGCTCACTATCTTGCTCTTCAAGCTCAGGAAGATAGCTTTTTATATCTTCACCACCTCGACAAACAGAGCGCACTAACTCCCACTGAGGAGCAGCCGTTTTATACTCCGGTCGAGTGAAATCTACATTTGTTGTACTCATCAGAAGGTTGTTCCTAGGTTAATTTCGAATGCTGGGCGCTTGGTATTTCTTCTGCTCACCGCAAAATATCTAAATCCATCAGCATCATGTGACGTGTAATCGTGAAGCGGTTTATCTTTCCAACAGCCCCGCTTGTCATCCCACTCTTTGCGATAAGCTTCTAGATGAGCAATGCCTTCACTGCATTTGTGTTCATCGAACACGCAAAGTGGCAGAATTTCACGTACTGCCTCGATACCTTCATCGACTGAAAGCTTTGGCACCACTTCAAATCGGATTGAGTAAATTTGTCCGTCTATTTCGTACCCTTCACGCGCTAATTCACGTCGTGATTTCGCATCAGAACCAAACTCACGGTTATCGATATCATGAGGGCCATTGTGACTTGCATATGTGTAGCCTTTGTCTTTTAACACTTTCATGTAGTGCCGTAGACCTTCACCACTGTTTGAGTAGTGATCAATGACATGGAACTCTTCGCCCACTTCACGGATAAACCAAATTGATGTTGAATCACCGACGCCAATATCCCAGTACGTGTGAACCGGTAAGTGTGAGTTATCAGGAAGTGTGCCAATGCGTTTATTTTCGTACAGGTAGCGGAATTGCTTAGCGTAGTAAGCGCCTTCAACCGATTGTTGGAATGCCTCAGACGGTATTGACGGGTATTCCCGTTTCATATCGTCGCCAAGCGTTTTCTCTTTGGCGTAATACCATGCTTTCTGGCGCTCGTTTAATTGAACACCATGTTTGCTGGCTATCTCATCAAAGTAATCAACTAACCGCTGGGGTAATGGCTCAACAGGGTTAATGGCATACTCTGGATTCTTCCACCATGAGAAGAAAAAGAACTTCCAGTCTAGGTTAGAGAGA